TCGTGGGAGTACGGACTGGCCAACGTGGAGGCTGGCGACACGCCCAGGGAACAGAACGACGAAGTGCGGGCCGATGTGAAGCAATGGGCTGAATACGCGCTGCACGAAATGCTGGCGGAAAGCGGGCTGGGAGTGGAGCGCGAGGTGGCAGCATGAGCGCCGCAACCATCAACACCGACCTGCTGAACTCCGACGACTGGCGCGAGCGGGCCAGCGTGTTCGGGTGGCACGAGTACGGTTGGTGCCGCACCGGGTACGCCATTACCTACGTGGTCGGGCACCCCTCGCACGGGTACGACGTACACATCAAGCACAACGAGAGCGGGCGCACCGTTCTGTCCTTGCCGCCGCGTGAGGCACGCAGGCTGGCGATTGCCCTGCTGAACGCAGCGGAGGGGATGGAGGCACGCGGGCGGTAGCCCACACGCCACACATGCAGCAGACGCGGCCCGCCATGTGCGGGCCGTTGTCGTTGGTGGGTGGGGAGGGGGAGTGCCGGTACATGTTCCCCAGTCGGCGCTCAACCCCTTCCCCCCCGTGCGTGCCCCACACAAGGCACGCGGGCGAAGCATAGCGGGCGCTGCACGACTACGCCTAGACGGATGCGCTAGCCTTTCAGCCCATCACCTCACGACCGGGGGACTGATGGGGCTGCTCGACGACATACGGGCGCACGACACCAGCGGCAATCGGCAGCGGTGCCGGGTACAGGTAATCCTGTCCAGCATCGAGGGCGACGACCGCGCCGACCTCGTGGCCGCACTCAAGGACGGCATGGTGCCTGCCACCGCAATCGCTGCGGCGCTCCAGGCCCGAGGCCATGACGTGAACGGCGGCTCGGTCGCCCGCCATCGCAGGGGCGCGTGTGTCTGCCCTCGGTGACGAGATTGAGGCCAACCGCCGCGTCGAGGAACTAGAGCGCACGTGCCGCACCCTGCAACGCCAGGTCGCGCAGGCGAAGGCCAAGACCGCCGACCTTGTGGACGCCGTGCGCGATGGTGCGCGTGAGGCTGCGGTGGTGGTTGGCAGGCCGCAGCCGGTCCCCGCGCCGTCGTACAAGACGGGGGAGGGTGACGAGGAATGGGCCGTGGTTCACCTGACCGATTGGCAGTTGGGCAAGCGGTGCGGCAAGCCCGGCGACGACGACTACTACGACACCGAGGTGTGCGCGGCCCGCGTGCGCTACGTCGTGGAGCGCGTGCGCCGCATCACCGAGATACAGCGCAAAGACCACCCGGTGCCGGGCGTGGTCGTGATGTTCGGCGGAGACATGGTGGAGGGCGGGGGCAACATCTACGCGCTCCAAGCCCACGAGATTGACTCGTCCGGCTTTGCGCAGGTCATGGCTGCCAGCGCGCTCATGGCCGAAGTGGTGCTGACGCTGCTCCAAGACTTCCAGCACGTGCGCGTGCACACCGTCCACGGCAACCACGGCAGGCTTGGTCGCAAAGGCGACCACGTGCGCGAGGACAACCTTGACCACATGGCCTACGCGCTGGCCCGCGAGCAGGTGGCCGGGCAGGACCGCGTGACGTGGCCCATGAACCTCGGGTGGCACGACCACGTGCAGGTTGGCCGGTGGTCGGCGCTGCTCATTCACGGCGATCAGATCAAGGGCTGGAACGGCACACCCGCCGCAGGCATCGCACGCCGGGCGACTGCGTGGAGTTCGTCCCTGCCGTTCGCATGGTCCTCCATGTTCATGGGGCACTACCACCAGCGCATTGTCGTCACGCTCCCCAACGGGGCCGACGTGCGCATGACCCCGAGCACCGAGTCGGGGTCGCAGTACGCAGCCGAACTCATGGGGGCCAGGGGCAAGCCCGGCCAACTGCTGCTGTACATCCACCCCGACAAAGGCCGCGTGACGGGGGAGTACATGGTCTGGCTCGACTAGCCATGCCGTGCTTGTGGACCTGACGCAAACCGCTGGACCAATACGCCGGGAGGCATTGCTACGATGATGGACGAGAACACCGCTGTGGATGGTCTGGAACCTGACGCAGCCCCCACTCTGGAAGTGGACACCGACGCTACCGGCGTCGTTGAGTCGGTCGGCCAGGGGTCGGACGAGCAGAACCAGCAGGCCAGCCGCGACCGCAAGTTGGCACGGGAGAACCAGGCACTACGCAAGCGCCTGCGGGAAGCCGAAGCAGCCCAACGCGAGCGCGAGGAAGCCGAACTTTCAGAGCAGGAACGGGTGAAGCGGCGCATGGTTGAGATGGAGCAGACATTGGATGCCACGCGAGCGCAGGTGCGCGACGCGCGGCTGACGGCTGCAATCTCGGCAAAGGCACCCTCGCTCGGCATCGTGGATGTGGATGCAGCCACGCGCCTGCTCGACCTGTCCGACCTCGACTACGACGACGACGCCGGATGGTCCGGCATCGGTGAGGCGCTACAGGCGCTGACCGTCGAGAGGCCGTGGCTGGTCCAGACGGGGACCGCGCCCGCGATGGACGCCAACCCCGCCAACCCCGCCCGCCGACGCTCCCGCGTGACGAAGGAGCAGTTGGCCTCCATGACCCAGGCCGAGATTGACGCACTCCCGATGGAGGACGTTATGGCCGCACTTTCAGAGAGGTAACTGAATGTCCGTTTCGACTTTCATCCCGGCAGTTTGGTCCCGCGTCCTGCTGACCAACCTGTTCAAGGCGCACGTGTTTGCGCAGCCCGACGTAATCAACCGTGACTACGAGGGCGACATTGCTGGGTTCGGTTCCAGCGTCAAGATTCACAACATCGGCCCCATCACGATCAGCGACTACACGGTGAACACCGACCTCACCGCACCCGAGGCGCTGACCGACGGCGAGACCGTCCTGACGATTGACCGTCAGAAGGCCTTCAACTTCCAGATTGACGACGTGGACAACGCGCAGTCGGTTCCGAAGTTGATGGAGGGCGCGATGGTGCAGGCCGCCTACAACCTGTCCGACGAACTCGACGCCTACCTCGGCTCGCTCTACACCGCTGCCGGTATTACCACCGGGTTCGGCACGACCGGCTCGCCAATCGTTCCGACCAGCAGCACCGCGTACGAGTACCTCGCTGACGCCTTCACCGCGCTTGACGAGGCCAACGCCCCGCAGCAGGGTCGCTGGATTGTCGTGCCGCCGTGGTTCCACGGCCTGCTTCGCAAGGACCAGCGGTTCGTGTCCTACGGCACGCAGGAGAACCGCATGGCGCTGTCCAACGGCGTGATCGGTGAGGCCGCTGGTTTCACGGTGTACAAGTCGAACAACGTGGCAAACACGAGCGGTGCCAAGTACCGCATCATGTTCGGCCACTCGTCGGCGTGGACCCTCGCCAACCAGATCGAGAAGGTGGAGGCCTTCCGCATGGAGAAGCGGTTTGCGGATGCCGTCAAGGGGCTGCACGTGTACGGCGCGAAGGTGGTCCGTCCGACCATCCTCGGCGCAATGTGCGCGAGCAAGTCGTAAGGACTCACCGAGCGGGGGAGGGGCGCTGCCTCTCCCCCCACGGTGGACCACATGGCCCGCGCATCCCTCGCCACCATCATCGCCCGCGTCCGGCTGCTGATTGACGACCCCGACGGGGCCGTGTTCACAGACGACGACGTGCAGGCTGCGCTCGACCCGCGTAGGGACGAGGCCCGCTATTGGCGTCCCGAGATGCGCATGGTGATTGCGCCAGGCGGCACGAGCACCAAGTGGCTCATCTTTGAGGCCGGGTTTGGCCCGTGGGAGGACGACGTGGTGCTGCTCAACTCCCGCTTCTACCAGATCACCCCCGACACCAGCGACAACGCAGCCGGGCGCTGGACCTTCAACGACCAGCCCAACATCCCGGTCATGGTCAATGGCTTCGTGCACGACGTGTACGGCGCAGCCGCCGACCTGCTTATGACGCGGGCCGCAATGGAGGCCGCAGCGTTTGACGTGAAGGCTGACGGCACCGAACTGTCGCGCTCGCAGAAGGCACCCGCGTGGGAGGCCAGGGCGAACGCCTACTACGCAAAGGCCCGCCCGCGCACGTCCGACCTCGTGCGCACCGACGAGCGTGAGGACCGCCCGTGAGCCTGCTTACCGCCGACGACACCGCACGCCTCACCGCCGATTGGTCGGCCATGTTCCCGACCACCGGCAGCGTGCTGCGAGTCACCGGCACATCCGACGGCGCGGGTGGGCGCTCGACCTCGTGGGCCAGCATCTACAGCGGCCCGTGCCGCATTGCGCCCGCCAAGAAGGAAGTGGCCGAAACCGAGCAGGGCGACCGCTTGCGCGACGCAATGGTGTTTCGCATCTCGTTCCCTGCCGGGACCGACGTGACCTACGCCGACCGCGTGCAGATCAGCGGGCGCACGTACACGGTGAACGCCGTGCGCGAGCCGCACTCGCTGGAAACCGAGCGCGTGGTATTCGGGGAACGGGTGCCACGGTGAGCGTCGTGTATTCCAGCCACATCACCGAAACGCTTGCCCGCGTCGAGGAAGGCGTGCAGGCAGCCGTGTCGCGCCGCACGTTTGACATGCTCTCGCGCTCGCGCAACTACGTGCCGGTTCAGACCGGCTACCTCAAGAACTCGGGGTCGGCTCACATCGGCCACGGCCAGGGCGTCGTTTCCTACTCGGCCAACTACGCGGCGTTCGTGGAACTCGGCACCCGCAACATGCAGCCGGGGCGGTTCTACCTGACCAAGGCGTTCCACGAAATCGTGCCGCTGCTGAAAGCCGACCTTGTGCGGGTCGTCGAATGAGCGCGGCGGTGGAAACGATGCTGTACGCCACCCTGCACGGCGACTCGACGCTGAACGCGCTGGCACCCGGTGGGGTGTGGCGCGATGTGGCCCCGGCGAACACCACCGGCACCATCGTCGTGTTCTCGCTTGCCGCTGCCGACGACCAGTACGCACTCGCTCACAGGGCATACACGGAAGGCACGTACGCCGTGAAGGTGATTACCCCCGGCGACTCCGCAGCGCCCGCATGGGCCGCCGCAGAGCGTGTGGAGACCCTTCTGACCGACGCATCCCTGACGCTGACGGGTGGGCGCGTCCTCAACTGCCGTAGGCGGTCGTCCATCAGCATGACCGAGGTGGACAACGGCGAGCAGTACCAGCACGTCGGCGGCATCTACACCATCACGACGCAGGAGTAGCAGGCATGGCGAAGGCATCGAGCAAGGAATACGTGGCCACGGTTGGGCTGAACTACCCGACCGCTTCTGGTGAGGCGCGGGTGGAGGCGGGTGCCACCGTGTCCGACCTGCCCGCCAAGAGCGTGTCGTGGCTGCTGGACGGCGGCTACATCGTGACGCCGGACAACGTGCCCGCCGACCTCGAGGTGGCGGCATGAGCACCAACACGCCAGCCATGCCGGACCCCGACGACGACAGCATGGGCGCAGGCATCCTGACGCCAAAGCAGGTCGCCATGTACGAGGCCATAGACAAGGTGGAGGACTTGCTGGGCGGCTTTGAGCAGGACGCCGGTCCTGATGGTGCCCACTACTCCGACGTGTCGCCGTGGGCTGCCCAGGGCATCCGGTGCGCCAACTGCATCTCGTACATGAACACCGCCCACGCCTGCCATTGGGTGGAGGGTGAAATCAAGCCCGACGGCATCTGCAAGTTGTGGGTCATTCCCGGCTCCCTGATTGCCGCTGACATTGGAGGGGAAGCCTGATGCCAACGTTCACTCACGGCAAGAACGCAAAGGTGCTGATGAACGGTGCCGACCTGTCTGCGTACTTCTCAAAGATCAACGTGAAGGCGTCGGCGGAAACCGCCGAGGTGTCCACGCTTGGCAGCACGTCAAAGTCGTACATTCCCGGACTCCAGGACGCCACGCTCTCGCTCGACGGTTACTGGTCCGGCGACGTTGCTGGTGCCGAGGCCGACCTGTCCAGCAAGTTCGGCAGCAACGCCACGTGGACGTTCATCTGGCAGACCGACGCCGTTGGCGCGTTTGGCAGCGCGGCCACCACCATCGAGACCTCGTACGAGATCGGCGCGGAAATCGGCGGCGCGGTGAGCATCACCGCCGAAGGGCAGTCCACCGTGTCGCAGGAATACGTCGTGGTGCTCAACCCGCTGTCGGCCAAGACCGCGACCGGCACCGGCACGCAGGTGGACAACACCACCTCAACTGCAAACGGTTCCGCGTCATACCTGCACGTCACCGCCGCGTCGGGGACTACCCCGAACCTTGTGGCAAAGACGCAGCACTCTGTGGACGGCAGCACGTGGGTTGATCTCGCCACGTTCACCGCCGTCACAGCAGCCCCCGCATCGCAGCGGGTGGCAACCACGGGCACGGTCAATCGTTACCTGCGTGCCCAGTTCACGATCACGGGCACGTCCCCGTCGTTCACGTTCCACCTGTCCACCGCAAGGCTCTAGGAGAAACCAGATGCCTACGTTCACCCACGGCAAGTCCGCCGTTCTCAAGGTGGCCGACACGGGCGCAACGATGCGCGACGTGTCCTCGGTCATCAACAAGACCAACCTCAAGCGCAGCGCCGAAACCGCCGAAACGTCGGCCCTCGGTTCCGCATCCAAGTCCTACATCGCTGGACTGAAGGACGCCACCATCTCGCTGGACGGCATGGCCGACGCCACGGTGTCCGGCTACCTCGACGGCATCCTCGGGTCTGTGACCACGTGGGAGTTCTACCCCGCAGGCACCACCACCGGAAACGTCAAGTACACCGGCTCGGCAATCCTCACGTCGCTGGAAACCGGCGCGGAGATTGGTGGCGTGGTGTCGCTGTCCGGCGAACTCCAGGTGACTGGCGACGTGACGCGGGGCACCGCCTGATGCCCCTTCTCTCCGTCGAGCAGATCGTCGCGGCAGACGACCTCGGGCAGTCCGAGGTCGAGATGCCCGAGTGGGGAGGCGCGGTGGTTATCCGTGGTCTCGGTTACGGGGAGTGGGTGGACCTGCGCGAGCAGAGCACGGTGGCGGGGCAGCAGGACGAGAAGGTGTTTAGTCGCCTGCTGTTCTCCACCGCGTTGGTCGAGCCGCACGTCACGCCCGAGCAGGCCGACCTGCTGCTGGCCAAGTCCACGCCTGCCGTGAACCGGCTCGTGGACGAAATCCTCACCCTGTCCAACATCGGCACGGAGGCGGTTACAGCAGCCGAGGCCACGTTTCAGGGATAACCCCGAGGCCGTGTTTGCCTACCGGCTGGCACGTGACCTCGGCATGACGATGGGGGAACTCCGCAGGATGCCCGCTGCGGAGTTCTCCCGGTGGATGGGCTTCTACTCGTACGAAATGAAGGCCCGCAAAGAAGCAGAACGGAAGGCCCGCTAGGTGGACATCGCCAACCTCAGAGCAATCATCAGCGTGGAGACCAGCCGGTTCCGCGCTGGCATGGCTGGCGTTGAGGGACAGTTGCGCGGCACCGAGGCGCAGATGCGGGCCGTGGATGCACAGTCGAGAGTGACCGGCGCGGCAATGGCCACCACCGGCAGGCAGTCGGCGCTCATGGCAACCGGCGCGAAGTTGGCGAAGGTCGGTCTGGCCGGGGTTGCGTTTGCTGCGTATGAGGGCTTCAAGCGCATGAAGGACCAAGAGCGGGTCAGCGCCATGACCGCGAACACGCTCAAGAACACGGCCAACGCTGCCGGGCTGACGCAGGGCAAGGTCGAGGCGCTGGCCGGGTCGCTGGCGCTTATGACCGGCGTAAGCAAGTCCACCGTGCAGGGTGCCGAGAACATCCTTCTCGGGTTCAAGAACGTGACGCGGGACTCGGGCACGTTCCGGCAGGTGTTGCAGGCCTCAATGGACCGCAGCGCCAAGAGCGGGCGCGACCTCATTGGCGTCACCCGCGCAATCGGCATGGCCTTCAACGACCCCATCGGTGGCATGGGCAGGCTGGCCAGGGCGGGCATCTTTCTCGACAGCACCACCAAAGAGCACATCAAGGAAATGACGAAGGCGGGCAAGATTGACCAAGCCCGCGCCCTCATTCTGGACAAGGTATCCGGCAGCGCGAAGGGCGCAGCCGCCGCGCTTGGTCAGACGACCACCGGCCAACTGAACCGCATGAAAGAGGCGCTCGGGCAAATGAGCGAGGAAGTGGCGCAGTCGTTGCTGCCCGCCATTCTCACCATCGGCCCGCCGCTTATCTCGCTGGTGCGCTCGCTCGCCCCCGCGTTCAAGATGCTGGCGCAGGGCGTGGCAGCCATTGCGCAGCCGTTCGCCAACGTGCTGTCGGCAATCACCAGCAGCCGGGCCGGAACCATCGCGCTCACCACGGCGCTCGGTGCCCTCATTGCCCTCGGGGTCGGTGCCAAGATTGCCGCGTGGGGGAAGGGCATCGGGCAGTTCGTCGGGTCGCTCACCTCGGGCGTGTCCAAGATTGCGGGGTTTGGCACCGCAGCCGCAGCAGCCGAGGCGGAAACCACCGCCGTTGGTGGCGCGATGGGTGCCGCAGGTGCCGAGGCCGGTGCAATGGGTGCGGTGATGGGTGGCCCTGTCGTGTGGGGCATCCTTGCCGCAACTGCCGCCACGGTTGCGGTGGGCGCGGTTATTGGTGGCGACCTCGTGCGGTCGTTCATGGGCGCAGGCTCGGCGGCTGACCAATACGCCGAGGCTATGCGCCGCACCAAGCAGGCCACCAGCGACCTCCACACCACCACGGCCAGCCTGCCGGGGGCGCTCGACAACCTCGCCGGTGCGCATCGCCGCGTTGCCGCCGCTCGTCGCGCCGCAGACGCA